GTAAATACTTCGTAACTAATTCTCTTAAATTAACATTAAAAGAACCAATTGCTGGTAAGTTAGAAAATAAAGGAATTACCTGTTTTGTAGTCGTATCTAACAAATAAACATCAACGGAAGTTGCTGCAAATGTTTCGTAATCAACACTAAAATCTACATTTAAATCAGAGAATACAGGAACATCTATTTGCTCCGGTGCAGTTACTTCTAATAAAGATGGAAAATCATTTATTTGATTAAACGAAACTATAAGAGATTCGGTAATACCTATACCGATATTATTTACAGGTACTAAATAAACTATCTTTCTACCATACAAACTACCAAAATCATTTCTGAAAGATAGTTGTACATTGCCATTTTGGGCTGGAACTCTTATTGGTCTATCGGAAATATATACATCAACAAACTCCGCATTTTGTGTTGTAAAGTTTATTGTTATCGTTTTATCCCTATCGGATTCTCTTACCTCATATATATTTTCTTGTCCTTTACCAGAATAATTTGTAATCTTTGGTGCGTATAAAACATCATATTCTGTTTTATCAAACACAACAGCAACGGTTATACCACTTGCAAATTCTTGACCTGTTACTTTAAATGATTTGTTAGTTTTATTCCATTTAGAAAAATCATTTGGATTTGATTCTGCAATTCTATTATTTGCCCAATAATAACTTCCGTAAGAATATTCTTCAGGTAAGTTTTGGTCATTTAATCTTAATCTTACGGTTTCATAATTTTCCGTAATATTAATGTTAATGTGACCTGATAATAACTTACTTTTATCAGTTGATTTTGCATCTAAATTACCATCAACTAATTTTACAAAATCAGAATCTAATATATCATTTTCAGCTGTTACTATTTGGTAATTACATCTAATATACTCACCCAATTCGGATGTATAGTTTGAAACAAAAGATAAATTATAATTTATTGTTTCATTTATTGGGTCACCGCTACCATCATCAACCAATCTCCATTCTGGACATTTTTGTCCATCTATATAAAACTTTTTCCATGTTTTACCTGGAGGTGGTGGTGCCAATACCGGTTCAGGACATTCCGGGTCCGGGTCAATATCAATATCACCTCTACCTTTTGTTACAAAAGCAAAATTTAAACTAACTGTCGAATTAGATGATGGTTGTGTTCTTTCCGCTAAAGCCTCATATTCTCCTGTATTTGGATTATATTCATATTCTTGTACGGATATAACTTCTTTATATAATACATCTAATCTTGTAGGCGGTTTTGGATTAAAATTAAAATCAGTATCTGCTGATTGAAATTTTAAATTTTCAATTGGCGATTTTCCTAAACCAGTTCCAAAATTTGTTTCAAATCCTTTTATAAGGTCACCCTTTACAGGAGATAAAACATCACTTTTTATTGGGTCTTTTATTAAATCATCTACACCAATTAAGTCTATGTTTGGATATGCTTTTTTTACAGAAACTACGAAATAGTTTTTTGATATTCTACCATCTATATTCGCACGATAAGTTCTACTTGTTCCAAATTTTGTAGATGGTTGATATTGTACTTTATATACCTCACCAAAACCTAATGTATTATCGTTTTCAAGGAATTGGACCGGCTCTGGTGCGGCCATATAAATTCCAATATATGGAAATGGTTCGTATGATGGTGGAATAAATGTTGGGTCAGGTTTAACAGGTGGTATAAAAACAACACCACCAGCATCTACCGCACCACCCCCACCTCCGGTTGTACCATCATCAATTGCTACAGGTCCGCCGACAAATTTAGGTCCTCCTGCTCCAATATCACCACCTGTTGAAATGGGTGTGGAGCTCCCTCCGGCTGTTCCACCACCTCCACTACCATATACGAATGGATTGTACACACCCGTACCATCGTATGGATTACCGATATCACTTCCGCCTAAATCACTATCAAAATCTGGTTGTCTTGCTGCCATTTACTTTTTTTATAAATATTTTTATTGCATATTTTCGGTTGGTCTTACACCTATATCTCTTGGGTTATTAAAATCACTTCCACCGCCGCCTCCTATTGTACCATCATTAAATCCAAAATTACGAGGGTCGGTGTTTACAAATCCGCTACCACCTCCACCACTAAATGTAGGTGGAACCTCTCTAATTGGGTCTATAACATCACCACCCCTAGGACCAATTGGGTCTAACATATCATCAAATTTAGGTGGTGGTGGTAAGATATCAATAGGAAGTACATCAAATTTAGGCGGTGTATCTTCTATTGGTAATGGTTTAGGTTTAGGTTCAGGTTTTGGTTCAGGAGTAGGAGTTATCTCAATAGGGTCAACCTTAACAGGTGGAACCGGGTCTGGTGGTAATGGGTCTTTTATTATTGGTGTTGGTTTTGGTTGTTCTTTTACTTTAATAACCCTTTCACCATCAAATACCACCTTTACATCCTTAACTGGATTATTAAACAATCCCAATGTATCTAAAATATTCTTTTTAACATCTATCTTTTGGAATTCTCTTTCTTTTCTAACTATTTCTATTTCTCTTCTTTTTAGAAAAGACATATTTACTGCAATACAATTTGCTAATATATTTTCGATATCACCTAATATTAAATTAAAATCATATCTTTCACAATTATCAAAACGAACTTCTGATGGTTTACCATATGTACCATCTCCCAATGTATAGTAACGATTTTCTAAATAGTAAGTTACAGATGTTCTAAAATCTGTAAATATTTTTGTTCTTAAATCTGAAAATTTTGCAAGTCCAAAATCTTTTTTTAGTAATGCAAAAAAATCTTTACCAAATTTTGTTTCTAAAACTGTATCTATTTTTTCAAGATATTGTGATTGGTATAAATCTAATGAATTAAGTATTTCTCTTTTATAAAAAATAAAATCTTTTGTTAGATTATTAATATCATTGAACTCTTTATTATTTTTTTGATTTATATTTTCAAATTTTGTTTTTAAAGGTAGTATTCTTACTTCTTCTCTTGATGGTGATATTTCTTGAATCCAAACCCTTTCTAACTCATTATCTGAACCGATTTTATTTCTAACAAAGTTTATATTAAGTTTAAGTATACCATTTGTAAAACCTAAATCGTTCAATAATTTTTCAGCATTAATTGCTAATTCCTTTTGACCCTGTTGGTTTGTAATATTGTACATATATTCTGCAATGTTTTGTGATTTAATATATGCAACATTATTTCCGGTCTTTTGTGGTAAAAGATTATTATTAACATCATAAACCGCAACTTCCATTACATCATACTTACATTCACCAAAATAACTTTCTTCAATTTCATTTTTTGTGACAATAAAAAAGTCTTCAGTTTGTAAGTACTGTCCTTCGTTTGTGGTTTTTAAATTAACCTGTTCAAAGTTTGTATATTTTTTAATACTCATATTTTATTAGTATGATTTAGGGTGCATTATACCAATTTGCATTTTATACTCTTTACTTTGTTCACTACCATCAGATGTTTTCTTAACTTTTATTATCATAGTACCCTGATAAAACTTACTATTATCTTTTTTACCATATCTACATCCACCTGGAGTAATTGTTAATGCTAATTTTTCAGTTTGTCCAGCTATTACATTAAAGTTTGTTTTTGGTACACTTAACCACTTTTGTCCTTCACCAAATTGTAAAACAATTTCTATTTGAACATCTTTTGTATCATTATTTACTATATCGATTGTATTACCGCATATCCATTTTGTTGCATTATCTTTATTATTAATTCTTGCATCAAAATCAGGATATTCGGCTTTTTCTTTTTTAGGTGTAACTTTAATTGCAACTGCTCCGTTTACAACATCTGCACCACTTGCTAGTGCTACGTTTGCTGTAGATTGTTGAATTGCTTGCTGTTGTTGAACTGCACCCAATTGTGATTGTAAACCTTCAATTATAGAATTAAGTGAATCAATCTGCTTTATCAATGCATTAATCTGTGCTTTAAATCCTGTATTTTGTGCCTGCAATGCTGCTCTCAATACCGATTCATCAACGGACTTTTGTAATGATGTTGCTATTTGTCCAGAAAATTCATCAATCGTTTTATTTATAGTATCTAATTGATTAACCAAAGCATCGTTTGTTTGTTCTATATTTAAACGATTATTTATTTCAGTTTGAACTCTTGTTTGTAAATTTGTTATATCAACTTCCAATGACTGTACTTGTGATTCTAAAGTAGAAACTCTTTTTCTTAAATCTTCATTTTCAACTACCTTTTCATCATATAATGCTCTTGGAACTAAATCCTTTGCCAGTTTTGGAATGTTTGGTTTTAATTCTTTTAAATCAACATCGATTGCTTTTTTTAATTCAATCTCATCTATTTTTGGTTTATTTAATTTTTTAAATATTAATGATGATTCTGGATTATTTTTATCTACAAAATTTACATTGTATTCGGATTTATTTATCGCAGCTGATCCTGATACACCTAGAATTTGCTCTATTCGTTTTTCTCTTTCTTCTTTTAATCTTAATGCTATAGCTTCTAAATTTGTCATTATATAACATCAAATATTAATTTGTCATCAATTATTTTACTAACACCATCAACCACAACTTTTAATTTCAATCTATATGTTCTATTAATTGGATATGCTGCTGTATCTAAATAGAAATAATTGGATTTGGAATCACAACTTAATTTTGAATAATTACCAAAAGGAACTATTACTTCATTTGTTCTATAATCTTCTATTTGATAATAAGATGATGTTGGTAAATATTTTGTTTGGTCATATTCAAAAGTAGTTCCAAATGATTTTATTGGATAAATATCTCTACCTTTAACTCTTACTTTTGTTTTTGTATTTTGAAAATATTCTTTTTGCAAATTTGTTACTATTATTTTAGAATTTTCTAAAGAGTCCGTTGTAGATGATCCTGTTATTGCTGATAGTGAACCCGTACTAAAAGAACTATCATCCCAAACCAATTCTAATTTTGGTTGATATATTGTATTTGTTTCTTTTGAAAAGAATTTAATAACACCATAATCTAAAGATGATGATTCTACATCTAAACTATGATGAAGTATAAATCCATTATTTGGTATTGAACCGGTAATCCAAAGATTTACTATATCAGATACATTCATTCTAACATCATCCGATTCATTGTTAAATGATTGTGATGCAGACCCACTTAAATACCAAACACCACCTTCTGCATTTGCAGAACCCGTTGTTGTATTACCAGATGTTACATATACAGCAGTACCACCTGTTGTATCATATGATACCCATTTGTCACTACCATTTTTATATTTCCAACTTACACCATCCGATGTTATATTGTCAAATTTTGTACCAGTTCCCATAGTCCAACTTTGAGAAACTGCATTTGCATAAATTGTATATTCTAATGGAATTTCTTCGGATTTAGCTGCATGTAATACTAAAAATACATTCCAACTTCCTGTACCAATTGTTTCTATTTCTGACTTCAATGAGCCGGTATCAAATTTTATTAAGGTTCTTGCAATATCTTTTATAGAACCGTAATAAAGTTTACCTACTTCCAATATCTCATCTCTACCCGCATTTTGGTCAGGTTGTTGTAGGTAAATACTCGCGTCGTATGATGATGTAAAAAATTTATGCATATTATAAAGCTCTTCCTTTTATATCTTTGTTAGGGAATTTTACTTCGAAAACACAAGGGTCTAAAGATGGATAAATTATCTTACCTCTAGTTGCCTCATCTAAATTGTATTTGTTTGGTGAATATCCTGCACCACCCTCACCACATATGTTATATAGTTTAACGGATGGAACACTCATAACACCTTCAACGTTTGCAAGGATTAATTCTATTTCAGAAATGTTTATTGGTTTATTAAATGTCCAATTATCTATATTGAAATAATCTTGCATTTCTGTTAAGCAATTTGCTAATACTTCTCTTTTATTAAAATTTGAATAACAAATTATTTCAAAATCAATACCAATGTTTACAATAAATCCATCAATAATATTTACACCATCTGTTAAAACTCTATATTCACCCAAATATGTTTTTAAGTTTTGTTTTACTGCCGTATTTAGGTTTGTTAATTTTTTATCAGAGGTATATCCCAATACATACATATTAATTGCGAATGGATTGTTTAATTCTACAACATTTCCTCTTTTTTGTGAAAGATATTTTGCAAGCTCTGATTGTATATCGTTTTTTGATAATCCTTTTATTGAATCTACTAAATTGGTAAATTCTTGTAAATTTTTAGGATTTGAAAGAATTGATGCAGGAGAACTACCATCTATTTCACCATCAGCTGTCACATAAACCTTCGCAACACTACCATATCTTTCCGGCATTGATAGAGCTCTAACTGTATAATCTTGTTTAGTTACTGCTCTATTCTGTGAACCAAACATTCCCAATGCGTTTTGTCTGATTTCTTCTATTGATTCACCACCCCTACCACCAACCGCAGGTTCTAAATTTTCAACTGCAATAGAATCTTTATATCCTTCATAAGCGGCAGCTTGTTCGGTAGTTAAACTTAAAAGGTCCTCTTCAAATTCTATTCTATCTATAATTGTTAAATCTTCAGAATTTATATTAGATTCTACACCACCACCAACTAAATATTTTATTGTAAGTGTTTTTCCAAAAGGTGATATACCAAATGTATTTGTTTTTAAAAAATTAGATGGGTCAATTCCTTCATTTGTTCTTGTTATAGAATTTGCTAATCCTAATCCAACATTTTTTGTATTTGGTAAAAGTATTTCATCCTCAAACCCTGCAGAATTATTTCCACTACCAAATTGAAGTGATATGGTATTGTTTGTGTTTACTTTTATTGAAAACCTTCTAGGTACTTTTTGTACTTCCAATATGTAAGGAACCGTTGATGCATATTCTGATAAATTAGAATTTGCTTCTGTGTTTGGTTGTTCTACAAAAATACTTTCTTGTGCCAAATAAGGAACTTCATACCATTTATTACCTTGCGAATCCGTAACAGATGTTATTGATATTATGTTTGTCTCATTTAAATCTATTGTTGGGTATTCCGAATTATCCGTTATATCTACCGTAATTTCTCTTTCTTGTGCAGAAATTGCTTTTACTTTTTTAGTTATCAAATATAAATTTGGTGCACCCGAAGCTTCATCTCTACCGGCAACATCTATTTCTCTATCGGTTGGATTTGAAAAATCAACAGTATCTATTGTTCTAAATACTATATTTGAATTTGTTCTAGATTGTACCTGTAATCCATCTTTTATTTTAAAATAATATGTGGAGTTTGGTTGATAGTTACCACCTGCACCATTTGCCGGTACGGTTTGGTAAACAGTCAATGTTGTAACAGCTGGTGCGGTTAGTTTTGGTTTATATCCAAGTGCCTGTGCTAACGCTATAACATTCTTTTTTTCCGTTGCATGTAATAACATTGATTCTTTTAACTGAACGTCTTGATAAAATGATAACACATCTCCAACGTAAGATGCCATATCTAAAAATACACCACCAGGAGATGCTTCACTAAAATCGGAAAATGTGTTGGGGAAATATGTTTTAGAATATTCAACTAAATTTTGTCTAAAGGACGCAAAATCTTTACCGACATAATTAATATCTCTATTATTATTTTTCCAATTTTTATCTGTTGGTTTTAGTGCCATCTATTATTGTTTTATACTTACATTTATTGTTTCGGAAAGATTTTCATTTGACTTTAAAGAAAATCTTATCTCTAAATTTATTTGATGTTTATCGATATCTTCATCATCGTAATCAAAAATAATTTCATCAATATTAACATACGGCATCCATATATCTACCGCTTTTATTATAGATGCTTCTATTTTATCATCTATTTCACCATTTATAATTGGTTCAAATAATAAAGACCAAATATCACATCCAAATTCAGGATACATAACTCTTTCGCCCTTTCTGGTCATTATGAGATTTTTTAAATTATCTCTAGTTTGAGAAAGGGTTGTAAAATTAACAGAAAAAATACCATTAGAATTAGAACTTCTATCTATTCCTATACCGATTACTTTATAATCATTTACAGCTAAATCGGTTACATTAACTTTTCCTAATTCTATTGCCATTTTATCTCAATCCTTTTTCTTTTTCTTGTTTTGAAAATACTTTTGTTAATTGAGTATAATCTCTACTTAAAGCTTTTTGTAATGCGTCTAACCCAGCATTGTCCGTTGAAGGTATTTGCTGTGGCGTTTGTTGCATTCTGTAATCCATAGTTTCCCAACCATCCTCTTCATATCTTTCAGGTTGCATCATATCTAAAACAGAACTTTCATCCATCATTCCACCTTCTGCTCTTTGTGCTGCGGTAAAGGGTTGTGTCTGACTCAATACTTCATTTAGTATATGATTGTTTGTAAACTGTTTTACAGGTCTATGTAAATCAAGTTGTGTGTTTTTTACAGGTTGTTTTTTAACTTCCGTCATTTGTATTAATGATGGTTGTTGTTTTTTTTCTTTGTTTAACGTAACTGCACCGGATTTAATCAATTTTGCCAATTCTTCTTTGACTTGTTGCTTAACTTCGTTTTTTACAACTTCTTTGATTAATCCGACTAATAATTTCGAATCCATAATAATTGTTTTTAATAAATATTGAAACTTAAAATTTAATTAGGGTACAATATATCCAACCCAAGGTAATACTCCTGGTGCGGGTGGTGCTGGTGGTGGATATTGTGCCAATACTATATATAATCCGCTAACCGTTGTTAAGTGTATTCTTGCGGCCGCAATAAATGCATCTAAAAACGTAGATGGGTTGTTATTTGGTGGTACTGGTATTGGTGTCCAAACGCCAGGATTTAAAACTAATCCTTGTGTTAATGCTATATTCTTTATTGCTCCAGGAGCCGGCGGTAGTGGTGGAATTGGTGACATTAAACCACCTGTCCAATATGTTATTATTGCCGGCCCTATCACATCTAATAGTGTTACTGAATTTGATTTTTGTGTTTGGGTTAAAAATGTAAGTATCATTGCTTCCATTCCTGCAGTATTACCTTTCATTAACGGAATTGGACTTATCGTTTCTTTTCCACCTTTTATAGCTGTATCGTATGCTAATGCAAACGATTTAGCAAATCCTGCCATATTGTTTCCAAATGCATGTGATTGCATTGCTGGCAATAAGGTTGCTTTAAATACACTCCACGACATTAGTTCTTACTTAAAAAGTTTTTAGCTGCTAATATATCTTTCAATTTCGATTTAATCTGATTAAAAGTTGCTATATTAGTGGGGCCGGTTGCTGAAGGTCCAGCTGGTGTTAAATAAACTTGTTTCGTTATCGCATCAATCAAATCTTCTAAAACTTTTACTAATTCACCACCTAAAACCATTTTTTGAACACTCGCTCCGGCATCACCTTCACCCTTATCTTTTCCCAAATATATTTTACCATTATCTGAATTTAAAAAAATATTATTAGAACCTTCCGAATGAATTGTTATATTTTTCTTATTATGAAAGTATATTTCTTTTTCAGCATCAATAGAATAATTACCATCTGTAATAACTCCTGTATTACCTTTACCAAATATAATAAACTCTTTTGCTTTTGCTGAAAAAACTATTCTATCGGAATTTACCCACAACTGGTCACCTTTTAAATCATCGGACGATGGGTATTCTTTAAATCCTACTTTTGTTTTTTCAATTGTTTCTTTAAAAGGAACTTTTACTTTACCTGATGTTAAATAAATTGATGTTCCATCTTTATTTATATCTTCTTCAATTAACTCACCTATTTTTTTATCATCTAATTCGGGGTTTTGTTTATTACGAATGAATATGGATGGGGATGATGTTTTATCATCTTCGGTTAAGAAAAATTCAGAAAATCTAATTGTGTTTCCAACTCTACCTTGAATAATTGTATCACCTTCTTTTGGTTTTAGAAACTTTATTTTTTCGTTTACTTTATATTTTTTTGTTTCTGATTTTTTTGCCGGTGGTGGTGTGTTTGTTGTACCTGTTTGTTTTGTTTCTTTATAATCTTTTGCGGTTGATTTTGTATTTGATTCTTCAGGTTTTCTTTCTTTTGATGTTTCTGATGTTTTGTAATCTTCTCTATAATTTGGATATAAAGTTGTAGAGTATGGTAACCAAAAGTGTTCATTTTCTATTTCTAAAACGATTACAGTTTCACCTTCTATCGGATAAGTAAAATTATTTTTATCAAAAGGAAAAGCATAAGCTTCTACAATAATCGGTGTTTCTCTTGCATACGTTATGGCACCCAAAAATCTAGAGTCTTTATCTGCAAAGTTTTTATTATCATTATATTTTACTAAAAAATCATCTTTCTTTTCTGTATTAAAGAAATCTTCTTCTTTATAATATACTTTTGTTACGGTTGCTAAAAAAGATACCATTATTTTACTTTAGTTTTAATTTCTTCAATTTCTATTTCAATATCTGTCAACCTTTCTTTATTTTTTGCATCAACTTCATCTACTGCCTCCTCTAATTGAGAAAATAATTGAGCCTTTTCATGTTCACTTAACCAACCATCTTCACCAATTCCCTTAGCTTCTGCAGCTGCTAATCTTTGTGCAATGGTTGCCATCTTAATTAGATGTTCATCATTCTTAACGGATACTTCAATAAGGTCTTTAATAATTGGAGCAATGACGGTTGCTTCACCAACATTTTTAATTAATTTACGAAGTGATTCAATCAAATCGGAAATGTTTTTCTTTTTGTTTTGTTGGTTTTCGTATATATCTCTAAATAATGATGATAAGTTTTTACCATCAAATAGTTGAAATTCTGAACTCATGTTTTTACAAATTTATGTACCTATAATTATTTGTAAATTATAAAGTTGTTAATAACTAATACATCCATGTCACAATTTAAGAATGTCCATACTGCTTTTTGTGGGCCATTTGTCATAGTATGGTCTTTTAAATTAAAAGATGTATTTAATAATATTGGAGTACCAGTAAGTTTTTCAAATTCTTTTAACAAATTATAATAAAGTGGATTTTGTTCTTTTGTTACCGTTTGTATTCTTGCACTATTATCTACATGTGTTACCGATGGAATTGGTATTTCAGAAATAACTTTTACAACTTGATTCATATAGGGTACATCACCTTCTGAACTGAAATATTTTTGGTAATCCTCTTGCGTAACAGATGGAGCAAATGGCCTAAACATTTCTCTTTTTTTGACAACTTTATTTATTCTATCTCTAATATTTGGTAAATGTGGATTAGCTAATATAGAACGATTACCCAATGCTCTTGCACCGAATTCAGTTCTACCTTGAAACCAACCAACTATCTTTC